TACAAAGAGGACGAGAAATACATCTTCAAGCATGACAGGGCTTTAAAAAATAAGTTCATTTCACTCATTGCAATGCCTAATTTAGACATGTCACATTTCGTAGACAGGAAGCCTTCTATACAGGCCTGGTCGTCAGAGAAATATGAATGGGGTAAGAGACGTCCTATTTACGGGACTGACCTTAACAGCTATATCATAACACAATTTGCATTCCAAAACGTTGAAGACATGTTGCCTGCGCATTTCCCTAGAGGGAAGAAAGCAAGGCCTAGCTTCGTCAACGCAAGAATGCAGGCAGTGCTTAAGAATACGACACCTTTCTGTATGGATTTCGCTGATTTCAATTCAATGCACTCGACAGGCTCGATGAAAGCTGTATTGAGAGCTTTCTATGACGTTAATTACAGGTACATGTCTGCAGAACAGCGGATTGCTACGACCTGGGTGATTGATAGTCTTGACCACGTTATTATTAATGACTTGTCTGGTACAGGTACAACATATAAAGCACAAGGCACTCTGCTCAGTGGGTGGCGGCTCACTACGTTTATGAATTCAATCCTTAATTACATATATACGATGGCCCTCGTAGGTAAGGCACAAACTACGCTTAGATCAGTCCACAATGGAGATGACGTCCTTCTAGGGATCGACAACTTCGTTAGAGTTCGAGACATTTCTAAGAAAGCGAAAGAACTCAACATAACTTTGCAACGGTCGAAGAGCTATTATGGCGGTATATCAGAATTCCTCCGCGTCGATCACGCTCGCGGGGAGACGGGACAATATCTTGCTCGTAATATATCTACACTGATGCATAGTCGTATTGAAAGCAAGATAGCTCTATCGGCAAGTGATGTTGTCGAGGCCATGGAGGATAGGCTAGCAGAATATGTAACTCGAGGCGGATCATACAAGATCGCGAAATCGCTGCGTGAGACGTATTATGCTAGGATATCTCAGGTTTTCAATACACCAGAGGCAGTGCTCTGGACAATCAAAAACACACATTCTGTTTGTGGTGGTATCTCTAGAAGGGGAGATGCCGATATCAAGTACAAGATAGTAACGGAAGGAAACCGTGCTTCAGCTGAACTCGAAAAGGGTCTGCCTGGAGTAACGGATTATGCAATGGCATTGATCCGGAAGTTACAAATCGACTTGAGACCACAGGAGGTAATAGATCAGGTTTATAGCGCAACGATTCGGGCTGTACAGATGGTTAGGAAGAGAGTCTCTCTTCTACCGAACAACAATATACAGCAGACGAAGATATTGCGAGGACTGTTCAAAGCTCACGCCGACGTAGAAGACAAAGCGAGCTACGGGAAGGCGAAAATGGTAGGCTTTGCTATCGACCTGATTTCTAAAAGATCTAACTTCAATTTACTTGCAGCAGTAGTGGCTAACACACATGACCCACTCGGACTGCTCAAGATATTGACGTGAACGTGCAACATGGCGACGCAG